GGAGTTTCTTTAAGAAATACAACTATAGGAGAAGTTTGGAATAATCATCCTATTTTTATTAACTTTAGAAAATCTCTTGAGGACAATCCTGTGTGTCCATTAGGTTATTAAAACGATGATGATTTATTTTGTATTTAAAGGAGATAGGATTGATTTATATAATACAATTTTCAATTTAAAGGATTCATTTGAGGAGATAGGAATTGATTATTTACAATTAATTAGACATGTTGATAGTCTTTTAACTAGTAACTTATGGGTTATTCCAAAAATAAAACGTATTCGAACTTTTATTGAAGAATTAAAAAGCGGTGTTGGTTTTTTTAATGAAAAGCAATTATTACAATTTGTTCAATTTACAAAAAAGTTATCAAGATATGAACAACTAGGGTTTACTTCTTATTTTGAATACGAATGTTTTGGAAAAATTGGAGATTTTTATATTCCTAAAGAAGGTTTTATATACAATTCTCCAAATTTGCTTATAGAAACTTATTACAATTTATGACGGAAAAATAGGCTTAAAGACTAGTTGTCTCTAAGCCTATTTTTTTTGTCTCGATTACTTAATAAAGAAATTAAGTTCGATCTTCTCAACAACTCTTGTTGGGTTTAATGTAACATTAACGTGGAATGTTTTTGTCTTTCTTTCATAATCTGTAGCACCAACATCAATGCTATAATCATATAGACCACGTTTCTTTTTAATTGTTTCTAAGAAGTCAACGATATCTGCTTTTACAAGATTCCAAGTAATTGAATCGTTTTGCTCGAAAATAAAATTGTTGCAATATTGTTCTAAAGCTCTCTTGCAATATAGAACTAATCTTGCAATATTTAGATCTTGTAAAGCACTTGCTTTTGCTTGACTTGTTAGTTGACCCCAAACAACATAACCAGGGTTAAATTTAACAATTGGATTTAATTGTTTCATGTACATTTGATCACGCTGACCAAGTCGTGGATTAAATCTTAGTTCTTTAATAGTTCCAATTGATGCTCTGGTATAACCAGCAGCAGCATACCAAAGTTCAGCCACAGTATCATTTCTTGGTAGAATGTATGACATATGATAAATAGGTGAGAACCAAACATCTTGTCCAGTAAATATATCAAATACTTTATTGTATTCTTCATATAAAGCAACTAAATAATTATTATATGTATTGGTATTTGCTCTTGTAGCCATTGCATTTATATATGAACTATTATCACCATTATCTAGAATACCAATGCAATCACGTCTTGTAGTACATAGATCGTAGATTTGATCTTTTACATCTCCTGGATATCCACAATCAAATACTAATGAGAAATACATGTTGTCTGTATCTAATACATTTGCATCAATTGTGCCTGCATAACCACTAGCTAAAAGAGCAGTAGCTTCAACTGTATTTAAAGAACCATCAGCATTTAACAAGGAACCATCTGATCCTAATTTTAATGGAACTGGTACTGAAGATACAAAAGCGTTTGCAACATTTCCATAACTTTTCTTTACATAGTAACTAATATCTTCAGATGAATAATTAAAAGTTCCTGTACCAATTGATGTCCATCCTTGGACTGTCAGGTTCTTGTCTGTATAAACAGACATTGTTACATCTTCACTTCCACTTGCAGCGCCGGTCCAACCCCAAACTTTTTGACCTTTATCATCAATGGCTAAAACAATGTATTGTCCTACACCACCAACTTGTTCCCATTGAGAAAAATCTTGTTTATCATCTGTAATTGTTCCACCAGATGTTGCTGCTACTGTTCCAATGTTCTTATCATATACTTTCGCAACATAGTCATCGCCAGCACTATAAGCACCGCTAGCTAAATATGTTTCTGCCCTTATTACGGCTGAGTAAGTTTCTAGAACTGATTGAATCCATAATGATTCTCCAGCATTATCCATTGCTAATGGATCAAATGATACTTCAAAAGATTCAATAATTTCATCATTACCATCACTTTGTTTTTGATAAATGTCAAGAACATAAACACCATCAAGTAGAGGATTTGAATGTTCTGTAATTCTAATTCCTAAAGCATTGTAATATTCGCCTCTACCAATTGGATACAAGAAACAAACAGGGTGTCTAGGTGGTGCGTCAACTAGACTTGTTTTCATTTCTGTCTTTGAGTTTAGTGAACTCACGTATGTAATTTGGATGTCAGCTGTTGTATCTGTTTCATAAGCATCAATTCTTATGTTTGCGTATGCAGCATCATCAGAAAGACATCTTAAGAAATAAAGACTTCCAGCTTCTCCTAGATAATTATAAGCACAATATAAACCTTGTCCATAATTTTTTCCATATTTAGTGATATCTGGTTCACCAAATTCAGAAATTAGTTCCGCTCTTGATCCAATAAAAAGAAGTTCATTATCTCTTCCCTTTTCTGTTAAAGCGCAGATAAAACCAATTGTAGATGGAACTGCTTGTACAAATGTTGACAAATCAATAATCTTAGTATATACCCCAGGTGATACGTTAGCCATGTTTTTTCCTCCCATAGACTATAATGTATTCGTGTCAATTGAAAAGTTTACCTTACTTTGTGGGAGTCTAATAAATGAAAATCCTTTTGGTGTGAATATAAATTATATGTTTCTTTATCCTTTGGTAACTGTTTGTAATTATACGTAGATGTACCAAACAAATGTTAATCTTCTAAGTGCATTCTTTAATATTGTTGGGAAAGTAACTCTAGCAAATAAGAAAAATGGTCCTGTAGATGTTATTCCAGGTGTATTTGATGGAGAAGCAAACAATCCAGCTTCATTTAATTGCTCACCATTAGCTAAAGCTTCCCCAACTGTTGCTACAAACTTAATAACTAAATATTTATTATCATTATATATATCTTGCTCAAAATTAACACTATCAAATAACGTTTTAAAGTAACCAGGAACACCTGCTCTATAATCTCCTTCTAATCCTGTTACGGCTGCTGCTGTTAATATTGAATCAATTGCTAAATCAGCATCTTGATTATTTGGAGGAAGTGGATCAAATGGATCTAATCCAGCAACACCACCACTACCAACTCCAAACCAATAAATAGCAGAAGAAATATATGCAGTTGAATCTGCAACGTGAGTTGGATCAGCTACATTTGTTAAACGAAATGCAGCAAATTCTCTTCCTTTATATACAACTAAATTACTCTTTCGAACTAATTGTTTATTTCCATGTTCATCAGTTTCATATATTTCAACTTTACCTTGGATAGGTTGTCTTTTTTTCTTTTGTTTATCTGGTCCTGTTGAATCAGCCCAAACTTCAGCAATACTATCTCTTATGACAATTGTTGTATCAGTTACTTTTTGATTTTCCATACGCTATTCCTATGAAATAAAGTATTTATATTTTGTTCAATATTTTCTAGAAATTAGATTATTTACTACACTCGTAAAAAAATTGTTTATTCTAGAAACGTTCCACAATTTGGACAGAATTTATTTGCGGAACTTGTACGCTTACCACAAGTTTTACAAGTAATTTTAGTAGAAACTGTAACTGGTTCTTCAATTTTCTTTCCTGTTTCAGTTTCTCCTCTTAATCGAATAATTAATACTTCTTGTTGTGTTAAAGAACCAATCCAAGTATTTCTGAATTGTTGATTTATTTCACTTCCTTTAACAGTAATTCCTTCATCATCTTGAATTTGATTAACGTAAGTTGAAATTTCTGGAGATGGTGAACTTAATTCTGCACCACAACATTTTATTTCAGGAGATGATGCACTACCAGCAGAAGAACCTAATGTAGCATTATAAGTAGGTTGACTATCATTAAGATAAACCCAATTAGGTTCATAACGATATGGATGATGATAGTGGTGTTCTTGAATTATATATGGCCAACAATAATGATTCCAATGCTCATGAATAACCTTAATTTTTTCAACTTCAACTTTTTGTTCAAAAGCAAATTCAATTCGAATTAAGCCATCATCAATTTTATCACCACGATGTTCAACTATTTCTTCAGTTTTCTTAATAAATCTAAATGCGTTTTTAGCAGTTGATTGTTTTAAGAAACCCTCTAAATTAGTTTCAGAGTTTGCATCAATAATAATTGAATGACCATCGAGAACATCCTGACCATCAATTGATACTTTTATGCTTGCTCTTTGTGATGAAAGGTTTTTGAAGAGAAGTGAATA